AGGACGGAACCGAGACCACCGCCCCGGTCTATTGTGACGGCGAGTACGCCGTTTCCCGGGCGACCGACGCGCAAGCCGCCGTGATTGAGGCCGCGACCTGGCCGGATGGCGTGGAGTTAGTTGCCCCGCCTACAGGTATCCCTTTGTTCGGCGGCGAATGGCTGCAACCCGATCTGGCATCGCTCCAGGCCGAGGCCTGCGCCCGCATCGACGCAGCAGCCGAGGCCTTGCGCAATCAGGTCCTGACGCCTGGCTCGGGCCAGATGGCCGCCTATCAGGCCAAGGAAACGCAAGCGACGGCGTATTTGGCGGACGGCGATCCGACGGAATCCGAATACCCCGACCTCTACAACGAAGTCGGCATCACGGCGGAGACGGTGCACGAGGTGGCCATGGCCGTTCTGGCCGCGGCTGAAAAATGGCGCCTCTTCGGCCGCAAAATCGAACGTGCCCGGCTGGCGGCCAAGAAAGCCGTGATCGAGGCCGCGACGGCGGCGGCGATCCGGACCGCCGAAGCGGCCGTGGAGTGGCCGGCGGCGTAGGTGTCCTCCGCGAAGCCGCGATTTCAAATCGCACCTTTTGCCCCGGGAGACCGGGGCTTTTTTTAAATTATCTAAAAACATTAAATAAATATTTAGTGTGTTTTGAAATTTTATTTTGACAAAATTTCAAAACACACTATTCTTTTTTCACGGGCGGGGGAAACATCCCGCCCACAACCCTGACCGGGGCGGGAAAACGCCCCGAACGGAGACAGAAAATGGAAACCACGATCACCACCAAGCGCGGAGCATCCTTGCATGTGACGATCTCCGAAAATGGAGACATCGCCTTGGCGGAGTTTGTTTATTCTGGTTATCGCCCGGATGGCGTGATCTACGGCAAGATGGCTGACGGACGCCCGGTAGAGGCTGCGTTGGACAGCGAAAACAGTAAGACGTTTCTGGGAATTATTGCGATGGCGGCCACGATCCGCGAAGACGTGCTGGAATCTGCTATTCCTGGACTCCGTTCTCTCCGCGAGGCGCTCAACGCGGAAGAAGAATACCGCGAAGCCATCAACCAGATGATGGACGACGAAAGCAATGATGGCGTTTCCCCACCGACCAAGCCTTCTTCCGACTCCAGCGCACTAGCTACTGCATCCCCCCGCGCTGCCCTCTACCTCAAAGCCGAAAATTACTACTACGCCAGCAACGATCGCAAAGTATCTGCCGGCAGAAAGGCCATGCAGATTTTGACCGAAGGTGGCAGTGAGGACGAGGCGCGCGCCGTGCTGGATAATTGGCTGCCAGAAAGTGCTTATTGGGATTAAGTTTTTGGAGGGTCGGGTGGAGGCCCGGCCCTTTGCTCAACTCGCCCCGCATGCCGGGGCGGAATCCGGGGCGTGATATCGCACCGTTATGGAGCAAAAGACGTGGCGAAAACAACTATTTATTGTGCGGAATGTGGAGCGAGCATCAATGTGTATGGCCGCAACCGTACCGATGCCGACAGGAAGGCTGCTTGGCATGAACAAGTCGGCACTCTTTGCCCCAACTGCCAGGAAAAGAAAAACGCCTCTGAAAACGCCAAATATGCTGCGGCCAATGCGGCCGCTGGTTTGCCTCCGCTCTCTGGATCAGAAAAGCAGGTCGCTTGGGCCGAGACGCTTCGGGCCAAGGTTTTTCGCCAGATAGAGCAGGCCTTGCCTATCGCGAAGGCTGAAGACCCCGAAGCAGTCATCAAGGCAATGGTCCCTTCCATCGATACTTTTCAACTTGCCGAGAACGCCCGCAAACTTGGTCATATTCTTGAAACTCCGTTTGGAGATAAGGGGCTGGAGGCGTTTTTGACGGTCCTGCGGTCCAAGACCAGAGCGGTCTGGTGGATAGAAAATCCCCTTGGCGATCTTTTTTATCTAGCCCGACTTCTCCAGGATGAAATCAAGGGGGTTCTTCTCGGCGAACCGGAACCGTCTCCGGAACAAATCGAAGCCGAAGAAGAAGCTTTGCTGCGTCCAGCCGGCGAGCCTGTTTCGTCCATCATTATCGATGTCAGGCAGGAAGAGGGTCTGGTCGCGATCCGTTTCCCCAGTATGGAAAAAGCAAACGGAATCGTCCGCGACATGGGTTTCAAATGGTTCCGCGGGCGTTGGTTCCGTCAGATGAACGAGATGACCGGAGATACACTGGACAGGATGGCCGAGGTGGCCCAGCGGCTGGTTGCCGGAGGCTATCTTGTCCGCGTCAACGATGACCAGGCCAGGGAGCGGGCTGTATCCGGCAGGTTCGAGCCGGAGCACCGGCGTTGGGTGTCCATGGACAGGGAAGGAAGGTTGGTCTTGTCCTGGGCTCGTGATGACGACCTGTACGACGTGGCTCGCCGCATTCTCGGGGCGCGGTATAAGGATAAGCACATCCGTGTCCCGGTGGGCAGTATCGAGGAGGTGGCAGACTTTGCCGGGCATTACGATTTACGCATGACCGATGTGGTGCTGGCCGCTTTGGAACGGCACCGTCAGGCCGTTGCCGGCGGGGCTGTGGTTACCAATATCAAGGAGCCGCCAACGCCGATCAAGGGGGAAACGATCATCCCGACCTTGACGGCTGAACCTTGTGACATCGCCCCGGAACTGGCCGAAGAGTAGGGCATGGCCAGAGAATTCGTCACCACCACGGACCTGCTGCCGCATCAACGGCCGGCCGTGGCCAAGCTGCTACCCACCCGCGCCGGGGCGATGTTCATGGACCCCGGTACGGGTAAATCCAGGGTGTTGCTGGAACTGGCCCGGCTGCGTCAGGACAAATGGGACCGGTTGTTCTGGTTCACGCCCTGCGCCCTGCGTGACAACGTGCGCGAGCAGATACTTATTCACACCGACCTGTCGCCGACTGATGTCAAAATTTGGAACGGCAGTCCGCTCGAACCGGCCAGTCTGGCCGCTATCCGCTTCCATGTCATTGGCATCGAGTCCATGAGCGCCAGTGATCGGACCGTCCTGGCCTATAACGCCATGCGTACAAGCAAGAGCTATGTGGCCGTGGATGAGTCCAGCTATATCAAGGGCTGGCACGCGCGGCGTTCCCAGCGCATCATCCGCATGAGCGCCAAGACGCGGTACCGTGCCATCCTCACAGGTACGCCGTTCACCCAGGGCGCGGTCGACTTGTACAGCCAGATGTTTTTTTTGAGTCCGTCCATCCTGGGCTATCGTTCCTTCTGGAGTTTTGCGGCCAACCACCTGGAGTATGAAGAGCGCAAAAACGCCTTTGGGAAAAAGGTCCGCACCGGACGCATCCTGCGGAGCCACAACGAGGAGTATCTGGCGGCCAGGGTCGCGCCATACACCTATCAGATCCGCAAGGACGAATGCCTTGACCTGCCGGAGAAGCTCTACGAATCCCGATATTGTAGCCTGACCGGGGAACAAGAAGCATATTACGAGGAAGCCAAGTGGGAAATTCTCTCTCTTGACTACGACGACTGGAGCCCGATCAAAATTTTTCATCTCTTCACCAGTCTGCAAACCATTGTCTGCGGCTGGTGGAAGCGACCGAACGGTGCCCTCATTGAGATGCGGCACCGCCGCCTTGACCTGCTTCTGGCCACCCTGGAAGAAATACCGGATACGGAACAGGTCATCATCTGGGCCAAGTACCGCCCGGCCGTGCGCGCCATCTGCGAAGCCCTGGCCGGAATCCATGGAGCGGAACAGGTTGTACCTTACCACGGGGGGCTGGCCCAGAAAGATTTGCCGCGCCAGCTCGACCGTTGGCGCTCTGGCGCCCGGTATCTGGTGGCCACCCAGACCATCGGCGGCTACGGCCTGACCCTCAACGAGGCGGCCTACTCGGTTTTTTACGCGGACAGCTTCAAATATTCCGAGCGGGTCCAGGCCGAGGACAGGACGCACCGCATCGGGCAGACGCGCCGTCCAGTCTATATCCGTTTGCGAAGCCTGTCCGGCATAGACGACAAAATAGCCTGGGCCTTGGAGCGCAAGGGAAACGCCCTGTCTGAGTTTCAGGAGCAGATCAACGTTTACAGGAAGCAAGGCTTGCGCAAAAACGCCATGGAACTGGTGAAAAATCTATGATCCAGCATACGTTGCCCATATCGGTCTACGAAGCGGCCATGCGGCGCCTGGAGTATGTTTTCCGGGAGTTCGACAACGTGTACGTATCATTTTCCGGGGGCAAGGATTCCGGCGTGCTGCTCAACCTGGCCCTGCACTACCTGCGGGAGCATGCCCCTGGCCGGCGCATCGGCATTTTCCATATCGACTATGAGGCGCAATACACGGCCACGACCGAATACGTGGACGCGGTCTATCGAGAACTGGCCATGTCCACTGACAACCTTCGATGCTGTGTGCCGCTCAAGTGCCCGACCTGCACCAGCATGCACGAAACATTCTGGCGACCATGGGACCCGACCAAGCGGGAAATATGGGTGCGCGCACTGCCGGACCGGTACCTCGGCCCCGGCGACTTTGATTTCTTGACCCCGGAGATGACGGACTACGAGTTCCAGGTACGGTTCGCTCTGTGGCATCACGAGCGTGTCAGGGCTGGGCGCACCTGCGTGCTGGTGGGCATTCGGGCCCAGGAAAGCCTGGACCGATGGCGCACCATTGTCAGCGACAAGAATGTAAACAAATATAATAGTATACCCTGGACGACAAAGATATACCCGGACGTATATAATGCCTATCCGATCTACGACTGGAGCGCGGAGGATATTTGGACAGCCAATGCAAAGTTTGGCTGGCGCTACAATCACCTTTATGACTTGTTCTACCTTGCCGGCGTGCCGCTTCACCAGATGCGGGTGGCCAGCCCCTTCCACAACGCGGCCAAGGCTAGCTTGAGCCTGTACCGGGCCATCGATCCCGGGGTCTGGGGCCGCATGGTGAGCCGGGTAAACGGGGTTAATTTCACGGCCATCTACGGTGCCACAAAGGCCATGGGCTGGCGCGACGTGACCAAGCCGGACCATTTCACCTGGCAGCAGTACGCCATGTTCCTATTGGATACCCTCCCCAAGGAAACGGCCGACGGCTTCCGGCAGAAGCTGGCCACGAGCATCAAGTTCTGGCGGGAGAAAGGGGGCTGCCTCTCTGAAGAGGCCATGAAAGACCTGCGCCGGGCCGGAATTCCCTTCGACGTGGGCGGTAAAACTAAGTATCGGACGGACAAACTCCCCATACGCATGGAGTATCAGGACGATGTGGAGAGTAAGGAGTTCCGGCTTATTCCGACCTGGAAGCGGCTGTGCGTGTGCATCCTCAAGAACGACCATGTTGGCAAATACATGGGATTCTCCCTCAACAAGGCCGAGATGGAACGGCGCCAGGCGACCATCGAAAAATACAGGAATCTCTAGCTATGGCCATACTGACCTATACCCAGGGTGAAAGCCCGGAATCGGATCGGGACCTGTTTTGCGCGGTCGGTCAGGCATTGGCCGACCAGGCCGTGCATGACGACCTCGGCATGGCGGTCACCAGCCGGGCCGGGGACATCTGGCACGTGTCCACTGGAAAGGACGGGACCCTCCATGGATTTTCCGTGACGCGGTTGCTTAAGAGTCAGAAGGCGGCCCATGTGCGCTACCTCTACGCGGCCAGGCGACATGTCCGTGTCAAGGACAGCCTGCTCAAGGCCGTGGTCGAGCTGGCGGAGCACAAGGAATTGAAGACGCTGTCCACCAGGGACCGCGTCAATGCCGTGATCTGGGGACGATTTGGATTCGAGGTGGTAACGGAACCGAAAAAACGACGCGGCGAATTTGTCCGTTGGATGCGCCGGATGGAGGACAAGCCATGAGCGCAAGCCCCGTCTACAATGTCCGGGCCGTGCCCATCGAGAAAATCCGGGCCAATGCCTACAACCCCAATGCCGTGGCCCCACCGGAAATGCGCCTCCTGGAGAAGTCCATTCGGGAGGACGGCTATACCATGCCCATCGTCTGCTATTATCTGCCGGACGAGGATGCGTACGAGATCGTGGACGGGTTCCATCGTTATCGGGTCATGCAGACCTGCGCGGACATCTACGCCCGCGAGGACGGAAAGATGCCAGTGGTTGTCATCGACAAGGATATCTCCAATCGCATGGCCTCGACCATCCGGCATAATCGGGCACGTGGGACGCATTCCGTGGACCTCATGGTCAATATCGTGGCCGAGCTGGTCAAGTCTGGTATGTCCGACGACTGGATTGCCAAAAATATCGGCATGGACGCCGACGAGCTTTTGCGGCTCAAACAGATCAGCGGTATAGCGGAATTGTTCAAGGACCATGAATTCGGCCGGGCCTGGGCGGCGAATGACAAGGATGAATTCTTCTACGAGGTGAAATCGTGATGGACTTGAACCAACCAGTGCGCAACTGGCTGCCCGTGATGATCTATCCAGGCTATGCCCCGGATCTTCCCGATCTGGTGGTGGGGATACTTCCCACGGTCATGGTGCCCCCTGGACGGCCTGGTGGAAATATCAAGGTCTGGATAGTTGAATCGCCGGAGGAAAATGATGCACTCCAGGCCGCTTTGGACAGGCCAATTTCCCTTCGTAATGGGTATCTTGATTTCAAAGAAAGTTTAGATTGCCACGTCAATGCTTCCTCACGATATGCCCGCAATATTGCCATGGTCTATGTCCCTCCCTTTGATGATTGGCCTTGGATTGTCCTTTTCCGTTGGCCAGAAGCCATAGGACGCGATGTCCAGGCCCAACGTGGACGCTACACGTATGAGATTTTTTATTCTGAGGGCGAGGCTCGAACATATTTCCAAACAGCCATGAAAAATCCTGGCGCAGCAGTTTTGCAACCTGTCAAACAGAGATTCGACCGATGAATGCTGCATTTGATATCCTCGCCTCCCAGGAGGCCAAACGCCTGGGCGTGCATCGGACTACGTTGGTAGCGGCTATCAAGGCCGGGGCCTGCGATGGCGAGGAGCGCGATGGCCGATGGTATACTTCCTCAGCGGCGGCAGCGGCGTGGTATGCATCTCACTACCGGCACGCTGGGGCACTCTACAGCGACACGGTGGGGAGCCGCTGGGATGATGCTCGGCTGCTGGCCATGTTGGAGCGAGGAGTACCGGTCGAGGACATTGCCAAGGCTTTTGGCCGGACGCCCAAGGCAACGCAGATTAAGCTTGCGCATCTGCGGGCTGCCGGTAAAGCGCCGACGGCGGCTGACATCAAACTTATCCGGCGGAAAAAAGAAAAGATCGCAGAGGCAAAAGCGGTCCTGGCGGCAGAGGGAACCCCCCTAGACTGGTATCAGCAACGTCGGCAGGAAGATCGGGACGGCCGCGTCCGGCTCCATCTCCACCCCGATGTCAAAGCGGCCTTTGAGAAAGAATTGCGCCGTCTCAATGTGGACAAGTCTCATGGGGAGCGGATTACTTTGGCCAAATGGGTCACCTGGGCTGGGCTGGCCGCCGTGGCCGACCCGGGAATCCTCGAAAAAGGCTTGCACGAGGCGGAAAATTTGGGCAAGGGGAAAGAAACAGTCGCCGCAAGGCGTGGGTTGAAATAGTTGTTGTTAAAGGATTGTCCTAAGAAGGGCGGCTTCGGCCGCCTTTCTTATTTCCGGCAGATGCCGTCCGTGGCCTCGGCGTAGTCATTGGAAAATCCCAAATAACGCTTGAATTTTGCCGTGAGTGTTATTTGATCGCCTTTATTGAGCTTGACCGGATCGCAACCAGGCGAATCGGCCATGATAAATTTGTAGGTACTGCAATTGGGTTTCTCCCAATCCAGGGAGATGACGATGGGAGAATCGTCACGAAGGGTCGTATCTGGCGCGACATCATTGACCCTGCCCGTCATTGTGAACGAAGTTCCCTGGCAAACCTTTCCGAGATTGACCTTTTGGAGCTTGGTCAAATTGCTGCCATTGAGCTGATCAATGAAATCTTTTGGACAGTCTTGGGCAGAGGCAAAGGGAGCCATAACCAGGATGGCTAGGAACGGGAGGATTTTTTTCATGCCAGCTGCCAGCCTTTGCGGAGATAATGGGTGCGCATGATGCGCGCGGCGAAGATCGGGTAGACGAACCAGGAAATGCCTCCGGTAATGATGGCCAGGAGCAGCCCGGCCACGGCATGGGTCCAGACGCCCTTGGCCGCGAAATAGATGCAGCCGAACAGCAACACCCAGGCCCAGGCGCCGTCAATGCGCTCGATATGCCCGTTGTCCGGGTTGCGGAAGGCGTTGGCTTGGGAGGTGTCCGCGCCGGATTCGAAATTCCCGGGACTTTCTAGCCCAAAAGGCTTTCCGCAGACAGGGCAGTTTTTCATGCCGGCGATCTGGCTGGCATCAAACTCAATGCCACATGACGGGCATCGGGCAATGATCTTTTCATTCATTGAAGGGCCTCAATCTTCTGTCGTTGTCTATTCATGTATCTTGTACATTGTTAATTTATATAAATTCCTATGCGTTTTCTGCAATGTAATTAATGGCCTCCTCACTTCCTAGCGCTGCGGCCTCTATCATATCAGACATGGCTTTCTCTTTTTCACCCAATATATCAAAACAACGCCCACGGCTATAATAGGCAACAATTAATGCGGCCTTTGGAGTGTCCTGGCCTATAATCAATGTATAAGCACTCGCTGCTTCATTATATTTCTTATCCTCTACAAGGCGCAACCCAAGATCTATAAGACCATCAATCTGTTTGTCGCTACTCAGTATTATTTTGTTTGTATTTTTCGTTTCGACAGAATTTTTCTTGACAATCTTGTTTAGCATTTTCTGCATGATACCAATGAGTTCCTTTGCGTCTTCTGGCTCTTCTCCATAACTCCATCGCTCGTCATATATGTTATAACCCCACTTTCCTTCTTCACTATAAATATTAATCCAACCATCGTTTTCCGTTCGTGGAAGAAAGATATCATAAGGCGTTCCCCGAATGGCACCTCGTGCCAGGGCCTTGTCCGGGGGGAAGCCGCGTTTCTCGAAATTGGTATAACGATAGAGGGTGTCTTCATATTTGGCGAGGCAATCAGGAATCGCATCTTCGCCAAGGATACCTTGGAGGAGGTGCTTGCATAGACGGCGTGGGTCAGATTTTTGGAAGATCTGCCGCCGATCAATCCAGTCCCGGCAAGTGCAGGTTAGGGATTCAAGGTCGACACGGTATTCAATATCTGGATCGGATGCGCTGGCTACACGGATGATATGGCCCATAGTCATTTCCTTATTGAATGGGCTCCCCGTTATTCTTTTTCCCCTCGCCCAAAACCAGCCCCGGGCTCATGGATGTTATTATATCCAGGATCGGCCGGAGGCTCGGCCGTACAATAGCTTTTTTTGTCGCGGGTCTTGCCCATGGCGATGGCTTCGATGCCAGCGGCAATTTTCTCATTCGGCATCCCAAGCTCTGTTTGGATGCGCTTGTAGGTAAGCATCTCCCGTTGGGCTTGGCTCAGGTGCTCATCGAACTCTTCCTTTGGAATTGGTGATTTTTCGCATTTTGTATCATCGAATGGGTCACCCTCAAGAAGTAACAGCCAACGTGTTGAAAATTTACATTTTCGTGCTAATATTTCTAGATCATTGGATTGCGGTCGTTGCCCTTTCTCCCATGCCCGTATTTTCCCAACATTGATGCCAAGAAAGTCTGCGGCAGCTTGGGCGCTCCATGATTTCCCACTTCCTTCAAGCCGTTGAGAAATTTCTTTTTTAATTATTTCAATTTGTTGTGCTATAGTCATAAGAAATTTCTCTCAAATACAATAAATTTAGCGTGACAACCCGCTAAATTTCTCTCATACCCAAGCCAAGCGAATTGCAACGCAACAACAAACCCGCCCTGGCCGGGGCGGAAGCCAAGCGCGTCCGAGCCCATGACTAAAGACCACCGGACGTTCGCAGCCGGCCGGATGGAAAAAACGCCGCAGCGGGTTCGACAAAAGAAGCCCATCTGATCCCGCCTGAAGAGGTTAACTGATGAAGAGTTTATGCGAAGAAATACGCAACAAATCAGAGGCCCGTCAAGTACAGCTCAAGGTCTTCCTGCTGGAGCATGGCCAACGCATCAAGGATTTGGCCAAACGACGGGGGATTTCACCCGGTGCGATGGGTGACGTCCTCAGTGGCCGACGTCCTAAGGCCGAGCATATCGAATGGCTGATCGGCCAGGGTATCCCGGCGGCCCTGCTTCCCGAGCCGGCCGTACGCCAGAAGACCGGCCCCAAGCCCAAACAGGCCGATGTCACCGATTCCACCCAGGCGGCCGCATGACCTCCCGCAAGCTCCCGACCGCCCAAGGCTCGAACAGCCCGCAGGCAGCGTCCCATTCGCGCACCTCGCGGCCTGCCCGGCGGCAGGGCTTGACCCAGCCTTCCGGTTCCTGCCGGCCGGTCAGCGTGCATACCCATTCGATGCAGTCCTTACAGAGTGGCCCAACGGCATTTGGCATAATGTCAAATTCGCAGCCCCGGGGCTGCGCGTCCACGAGACTGTGAGAGGAAAATCTATGGCCAGGCGATTCGATTCCCTCGTTTCCGTGCTCCATGAGGACGTGCTTGATGCGCAGACCGCCAAAACGCCGAAGCAGATTGCCGAGGATTTGGGGTTCAACCGCTACACCACCTTCATGAACCAGCTCGAACAGCAGGAAGGCTTCAAACTCGATGCGAACATGATTCTGCCGCTCATGCGTCAGACGGGGTCGCTCCGTCCGCTGCATTATCTGGCGGATCGCATGGGCTGCGTGGTGATCGAGCTGCCCAAGAATGTGGCCCCGTCCCTGGAATCCCTGTCCATGCAGGCGCTGCAAGCGGTGAAGGAGATGGGTGACGTCATGGGCGCATTCCGCGACGCCATTGCCGACGGCTCCATAACCAGCCCGGAAAAGGCATGGCTTCGCCGGCAGATTTACGAGGCGTTGATGGCGTTGATGGTGTTTTCGCAGTCGCTGGAGGTTGCTTAACCATGTGTCGCGGCTTGGCCAGGGAGGCCAGGGATATCTCGGGACGCGGTCGGCCCTCCGCGTCTCGGGCCAGGGGCGGGTCCATCCTCCGCCTGTCCCCTGGCGAGGCCGCGAAGCACTCCCTCCACGACCTCGGCGGGCGGCCGGTCCCCAGCGGCCATGCGTCCGGGCGGGAAACTCCCCTTGCTCCCCGCCCGGCGCGGCCCGCAGGCACGCGCTACGTCAACGCCGGCCGCGATCCGTTGCCAGGTGTCATGCCTTTCGCGCGCGGCGATCTGGTGCGCGTGCGTCGCGGTGACCATGTCGTCCTGGATCGGATCAAGGCCATCCGTTGGATCGGCCGCGGCTGGCACGTGGACCTGATTCTGGTCGGAACCGTGCCGCTCGGCGCCATTGAGCGGCGGGAGAAATAAGCGATGAGCAATTACCGTTGTCCGCATTGCAATGTCCGTTTGAGTGATTGGAAGGTTGAGCGTTTCGACGCTGGACAAGACACGCAAGAAAATCAAATTCTCACTATAAAATGCCCGACGTGCTTCAACCGCATCGAAGTCGAATGCTGTATCTCTGCCGTGTATGCAATCAGGGAAACGGTTCCGCTCCCTCCCTCCGCCTCAGCTCTTGCGGAATTCCAACGTAAAAAGCCTGACGATATACGCGTTGATCCAGAACTTCATTGCGAAGTCTGTGGTGCGCCCATTGATTGGCGTGAATGCAGAACGGCCAAGGATCTGATGTCTCATGGCTGGCGCGTGGCACCAATATTTCCCGGCCTGCGCGTTACCTGCCCAAACTGCCACGGAGGTGCCTCATGAACACGAGTTCCGTAGACCGCAAGCTGGCCGCGGCCGAGACCGCCCTGGCCGATCTGGCGGCCGATCCGTACCTGTCCATGGGCCAACGCCGGGCCGTGTGCGGCTGCCTCAGCACGATCCGAGGCGTCGGGCTCATGCGGCGCCACGCCCTGCTGCGGCCGGTGCCGTCGCGCCTGTCCAGCCAGGTCCCGGACCGCAAGCTCTTGGCCGCTGGCGACGACAGCTTCGAAAGCCCGCCGGACGCGGCCTAAAGGGGGAAGCCATGAAAACCATGATCGTCGTGGGCGTGGTCGTTTGTTGCGTCCTCGTGGCTTGGTTGATCGACAAGGTGGCCTCTGGCACTGACAACGTCGAGGGCAGGCCCATCGATCTGGCGCCCGAGACCGAAGCCCTGTTCGACGAACAGGATTGGTAGGGGGACCGCATGAAGGTGGACGCGGAAAAGCTCCGCAAGGACCGGCGAGAGGCGCTTTTCATGGCGCTCAACGCCGAAAACGACCTGCGGCGGGAAGTGGTCTGTTCCAGCCTCATCACCCAGCTTGAGGCCCGGAAGATCGACGTGGAGCGGCAGAAACAGGCGGCCGGCCGCTACCTTGAAAGCCTCCAGTCCTTTGAGGCCCTGGATATCCTGTGCCGCGAAATCGGGGTACAACCATGACCGCGCGTATCACGGCCGACCTGCGTCGGCAAAAGGCCCTGGAAAAGGCCAAGGCGACCTTGATCCTGACCTGTGTCGAGGCGGCGCAAATCCAGCTCGCCCAAACCTTCGACGGCCAGAAGCCGGCCCGGCAGCAGCTCCAGAAGATCGGCCGCTGGCTGGATGCGGTCTGGAAGCTGCTCAAGGCCGATGGCAAGCCGCTTTCGGCCGCGCTGCTCAAGCGGGTGGACGACGAGGTGGCGGCCATGGACACCCTGCGCACGGCCATCATCGGCCCGTGCACCACGCCCCAAGCCTGGGCGGCCTGGCTGGTGACCCTGGACGCGCTCCTGTCCGACATCCATGCGCTGTGGCCCGAGGCGCGCAAGGTCGGCTGCTGGCGCTACCTCTGCCAGACCTGGGACACCTGGACGCGCGGCTTCGTGCTGGCGGCGGACGATCCGGACGTGGCCGAGGTGCTCGGCTTCGATCTCTACGAGCACATCCACGACAACACGGCCCTGGGCTACGCGTCGTTCGGCCTCGCGGCCTGACGGGAGGACAACCATGGGCAAAAAAACCGTAACCGTCTGCGATGTATGCGGCAAGATCTTGGAGAATGACCATTGCACATTCGGCCCCATTGCTGTGGGCAGGAATTACAATGGGGAGCATCCCGAGGACGAGGTCATCATACTTGACCTTTGCCCAAACCACGACAGGTTACTTCGGGGAGCCTTGCATAACATCACCAAAGAGAAAACTCAGGGTATTTCACGGGCATTCCGTAAAGATCATGCCGAGGCCGTCCTGGCCCTCCTCATAGCGGAATGCAGCTTCCTTTGGAGGGATGCGTCATGACACACCCGGCCATCGCCAACATTCCTTCGGCCAACCTGGCCAAGGGCCAATGGTGGGGAAAGACCTGGAACGGGCTGGACGGAATGCCCCTGCATCGGCGCAAGCCGACGCTCTATGCGATCAAGCCTGATTTTTTCTTCCCCGGCATGGATATGAAGGTCGTCGACCGCCTTTTTACCATCATGGCCTTCGCGAGCCAGCATATTTTTGTGATGCGCACCAGGCGTCCGGATTGCCTCCGGGATTTCCTGAAGCGGCGTTGTGCAAGCGACTGGGAAGGCTATTTCGGGATGTCGTCCTATCTCGATGAGGCAACCGGCATCGTGCATCAGTTCTGGCCGCTCAAAAACCTCTGTCTCGGCGTCAAGGTCACAAACCAAGCCGAAGCCGATGCGCTCATCCCGGCCCTGCTAGAGACGCCCGCAGCCAAGCGGTTCGTGTTTGTGATGCCGACGGGACCGGTGGATCTTTGGCCGATGTTGATCCCCCATATGAACCACGGCGAAAATCGTGAACCTCTCTCTTGGGTCATCTGCGGCGGCGAAACCGGCCCCAAAGCCAGGCCCATGCATCCCGATTGGGCGCGTTCCTTGCGCGATCAGTGCCGGACGGCGGGTGTGCCGTTCTTTTTCAAGCAGTGGGGCGAGTGGGCTCCGTCCGAAAATTTCCCCTCCGACAAGAAATTCAAGCGCTGGAAGGAATTCCTGCAAGGCGTGGACGAACCGTTGCCGCTGGCAATCACGGGAGCGCAATACGACGCGAATGCCAGGAAGTACGGCGAAAAAATCGCCTTTGGCCCCTTCACCTTGATGGCCTGGGCCGGACGGCGCCATTCCGGCCGCCAGCTCGACGGCACAACCCATGACGCGTTCCCGGAGGTCGAAAACTATGCGTAAGTTGACGGAAACCGAACAGGCCTGGGTCGATGGATGGCTCCCGAAGCTCCCAAAATATTTGGCCCGGGAAGTACTCTATAAAGAGCTTGGCGGAATCATCAAGCCGGCGACCCTCAATTATCATGACTGTCGCGGCACAGGCCCGGCCATCTACTACAAAGTCGGGCGCAAGGTCCTCTACGAAACCAGTGTCCTGCTCGAATGGATAGCCGCAACGCTCGGGGTCACGGTGCATCGGGACCTGGCTGGTCTCCAGGACGGCACAGAACGGCAACGTCGTCGCGGAGCCAGGAAGGCCGAAGATGCGCATAACGCTGCACCATCGCAAGAGTCTTGTGTCGCGTGAGCTTTTGTATCCGATACAAGTCGACATCCGCCATGGCCAGCCAACTCGCGAAAGTGTGCCGCAAACTATGAAAGGTGAGACGATGACGCCGGTCCTCTTTCCCCGTATTGAGACCAAGTCTCCGGGCCAAACGCATGAAGCGTCGAGACATTTCCCGATCTTCATAGCCTCGGGAATTAAAAATATTTCCCTCCGACAACCCTTGCAGTCTCTTGGTGAGCATCGCTGTCACATCGGCGTTGAGTGGCACTTTCCCGCCTGGCTTCCCATCGTCCTCGCGCACGGTCAAAAAGCCATGCTCAAGGTCGATATCCCAGGTCATGAGGCGTTTGATTTCGCCAAGCCGAAGCCCGGTATGCAGCGAGAGCATGGCCGCATCATGCAAATCCGGATTGCGTTGCTGTGCCGCCGCTTCAAGAAAGCGGTCCATCTCTTCCCGCGTGAAGAACCGTTCGCAGGCATTGTCCAGCCTGGGAAGCTTGATGCACGAGACAGGATTCCGCAGGGCATGCAACCCCAATCTGGAGAGGTGATTGAAGGTCTTCCGCAACAGGGCCAACACCTGGAGCGCGGTTGCCCGGCTCCGGCTTTCCATCAGACTGTCCCGCAACTTTTCAACCATCTCGGGTGTGATGCTCGCCAAGGGCAAATGGCCAAAGACAGGGTAGAGGTGCAGGGCCAGCCGTGTGATATCGGCTGCGGCGGATTTTTTTTCCTTCCTGGCCCAAGGAATATAATGCTGCTCGACCAGTTCCTTGTACGTGGCGGACTGGGCTTGATCCTTGGCTTTTTGCGCTTCGGCCAACTCCTCGCAGCGCCGACGTTCGGCCCTGGTCTTTCGGAGGGTATCCGGTGCATCGCCCTTGGTGTGGGCGGTCTGCAACGCTTCCCGTGTGGCCTTGGCCTTGCGCAAGGTCCATCCCTCGGAAGCCCAACCCAGGGCTTCCTCGACAACCTGTCCATTGCGTGTCATGCGTATCGAGAAGTATCGATCAGGTTTCCCTTGGTGCATCCGGATCGGGTCTTCGCGATAGCGGATTCCCTTTTCGCCGCTGGCAATCCATCTCATGACTCACCCTTCGTTTTGTCCCAGTCCTGTCCCAGTTTTCTTTCGACCCGAGCAAATACCCACAAACACGCCTATGTATTATATCGTCGGATTGCAAGGGGATATTATGTTTGCTGGAGTTTGCTGGATGAGGTGTTTTTGCCCAGGACGGGACTTCAAATCCAGTGTGTGTCCGAGAGGTCACGGGTAGGTTCGACTCCTATACGCTTCCGCCATCATTGGACTTTTTATTCCTTCTCCCTCCTAAAAAACGTCCAAGATTTATCCCAAAGTTGCTTTTGTCCCAGTATTGTCCCAGTATTTTTCACAGCCTCTAGCTCTTCACAAGCTTGTATCTCCCCCCGCGCCCCCCAAACGATTGACCTGCCTGCCAGATGTTCCCCTTTCGCGATCTGGATGCGATGGCGATGGCTTGTGCTAGATCGCCCGCGTCGTGACACCGAAAAAATCCGCGGGTCCTTCCTGGGGCCGAAATTGCAGGGGTCACAAACACCCCGGTGGTCGGCGCTATGGGATGGAAAAGATCCCGTGGAAAAATGGAAACTTGACTCGTGTGTAACTGTTTGCATGGCGAGTAACACGGAGCGTGCACATGCCTAACTCGAAAATCGTCGAGATCAAGGCCGTGCGCGACAAGGTCCTTTCTCGCGTCCAGGAAGAGGCGCAGCGGGCCGTTACGCCAGAAATCCCCGAAAGCGGCATCACGAGTAAGTTCGTCCAGGAGTGTCTTCAGTCCAACGAGCTGGGCGACGGCATGCTGTACGCCGCAAAGTTGCGCGGTCGGTATGTTTACATGGCCGGTTCGAAGGAATGGCTCCTCTACAGCGGTTCACATTGGCAACTTGATGCCAAGGACTCGCATCTGACCGTGGTCGAGGAGGTCGTGGACGAATACTTGAATGTCGCGTCCGAACTGGGCGAAAAGATGAATAACTCCTTGAAGGATGGAAATAAGGAGACGTTCAAGGACCTGCAAGCGCAGCAGGCCGCCATCTACAAGAGGGTCAATCGGTTGCGCAGTACGAGGGGTCGCAAGGCCTGCCTCGAATTTGCCTGCACTTGTCCCGATGGTCTCATCATAAAAGGTGATGAACTGGACATGCACCCGATGCTGTTGCCGTGTGCCAATGGCGTCATCGACCTCATGTCCGGAGAACTGCGCGACGGGCGCCAGGACGACTACCTTTTCCGAGCCTCGCCTGTGGTCTGGAAAGGCATCCACGAACCGCGTCCGAATTGGGAACGGTTTCTTGATGAGATTTTCGAGGGAAACCAGGAGCTGATCGCCTTCATCCAGCGGCTGTTCGGCTACTGCCTGACCGGAAAGACGACCAACGCCATATTGCCCATTCTGCTGGGCGAGGGTCGCAACGGCAAGACGGTCATGTGCGAGATGGTCATGCACTGCATGGGGGAGCTGGCGGGCCCGATCCGGTCGGAGCTGCTGCTTGATCAGGGCAACTCCCGTTCCGCGGACTCGGCCTCTCCGGCCATCATGGGTCTTAAGGGCATGCGCTTCGTGACCGGTTCGGAAACGGGGAAGAACAAAAGATTCAGCATGGAGATGGTCAAGCTCCTGTCCGGCGGCGACACGCTGTCCGGTCGATACCTCTACGAAAAGCGCGATACCAGCTTCACGCCGACACACAAACTCATCATCTACACCAACCATTTGCCGCATGCCATCACCGACGATTTTGCCTTCTGGGAACGCATCCTGGTCATCACGTTCCGGCTGGCCTTCGTCAACCGGGAACCGAAGGCAGAAAACGAACGACGAGCCAACCCGGAACTGCGAAACCTCCTGGAGGCGGAAAGCTCCGGTATCCTGGCTTGGCTGGTCGAGGGCTGCCTTCTCTGGCAACGCGACGGTCTCAATCCGCCGGACGAGGTGCGTCTGGCCGTGGACAAGTTCAAGCGAGAGGAAGACTACCTCGCCGACTTCTTCGACGAATGCTGCGAGCTTGGCGATGATCACAAAGTCTATCGCGTCTCCAAGGCCTCCCTCTATGACCGCTTCGAGAAGTGGTACCTCCAGGCCATTTCCTCCAATCCCAAGAAAGTCCCCAAGGACAGGGCCTTCGGCAACGACGTTGCTAAGCGGTTCGAGAAGCTAAAAACAGGTGGGATAATTACCTATTTAGGTGTTCGACTGGCCCCGGAAAAGCCAGCCGAGGGAACATAACGTCGGGGAGTAGGGAGAAAGGGAGGATAAAATTGCAAACTGTCTCACAGGTCATTTTTTTATTTTTATAGCCCGTTTCTTAAAACTACCTCCCTTTCTCCCTATGAAGAGAGAAGGAAAAAAAGAAGATGAATAAAATTAGATTCTTAAACTCTTTCTTAAAGGGAATTGCGTAGGAGTTCCTCCCCATGCCCACGATTCTGGACCTGGTTGCCGAAGTTGGTGCCGGCATCATCATGAAGAAAAAGGGCTCTGGAAGCCGCGGTGATGAGTATTGCGGTCCATGTCCTGACCCAGCCTGTGGTGGTAAGGATCGCTTCGTGGTTTGGCCAGACCAGAAAAATGGTGAAGGCAGCTACTATTGCCGGGGCTGTGGTCGGGGAGGGGATGCGATCCAGTTCTGCATGGACTTTCTCGGTATGAGCTATCCCGAGGCGGCCAAGCATATCGGCCGGCCGGCCCAGATCAGTTCCCGGCGGATGCGCACCCCTCGCATTCGATCTGAACGCGACAAACCAGAGATGCCAAAAGCCGCGCCGGAAGCTCCGTCCATCGTATGGACCGACAAGGCCACCGCTTTTGCCCGGCACTGCCATGCCGCCCTTATGGCCGACCAGAAGACCCTAGGCTGGTTGGCCGCCCGGGGCATCGACGCGGCGGCGGTCAAGCGGTTCGGCCTGGGACTCAATGTCGGGGAGGACGGCAAGGACATCTTCAGACCGCGCGATTCCTGGGGCCTGCCCGAAAAGCTCAAGGAAGACGGTGTCACCCCGAAAAAATTGTGGCTTCCCCAAGGCCTTGTCATCCCGCTTGTCCAGGAGAACCGGGCTGTTCGATTGCGTATTCGTCGTCCGGAAGGCGAACCGCGTTACTACGTCGTACCAGGCTCCTCGATGCAGCAGATTCTTATCCGGCCGAAAGCCCCGGTCATCGTGGTGGTCGAGGCAGAACTGGATGCCATGGCCGTGGCTGCCGCCGCGCCGGAGAAGGTCGGTGTACTCGCCCTGGGGTCATCCAGCCCGCGTCCTGATGCGACGGCCATGGCATCCCTGTCCCGGGCCATGCAAATTCTGGTCGCCCTGGATTTCGACCAGGCCGGTGCAGGCGCCTGGGATGCGCGGCTTCGGACCAAGGGCCGACCGGATGCCTGGTGCTGGCGCCATGCCTTCCGAACGGCCGTTCGATGGCCGACCCCAGACGGCAAGGACCCCGGGGAAGCAGTCGCGGCGGGCGTGGATCTGACCGCATGGGTCATGGCCGGGCTGCCTCCGGTCATGAGGCTGCCTCTTCCCGTCAAAAAACCGACCAAGAATGCTTCTTATGCGGCCAAACCGGGGACGCCGGGACATTCAGCATCTGGACTGTCTCTTGTTTGGGGGGCGGGGGATTTCTTGGCTGGTGCAAAGGAAACGGAGGCGACGCGGAAGCTGGAAGAAATGCTTGAGCGGTATGGGTCTACCGGATTGGCGCTACGCGCCCAAGACGGTGGTCTGCATTGGACCTGGCCCGATGGTTTTTCGGAGGCGCTACGCGCCGAAGTGGAATGCGTCTACGACGCAGTCGAGACAGAATGGATCGAAACGGAGGGATGGACGAAATGAATGGCGGCGAAAGACCAAATCCGAAAGAATCCCCCATCCTCATGACGGACGACATGGTGCGGGCGATCCTGGCCAAGCGCAAGCGGGTCACGCGGCGGCCGATCACGTCTTTGCTTGGCTTTGGACGCATTTCCGAGTTCGGAAGATCTGACACCCCGGGCTACGTTTGGGCGTTTCGGGATGCGCACGGCCGTTGGAACGACATCGATCATGAAAGGCTGCTGCAGGCCTGTCCCTTCGGCGGCCCCGGCGACCGGCTTTGGGTGCGGGAAGCCTGGAACGTTTATGAAAAACCGGATGAGGACCTTCTCTGGCCGTTTGATGTAATCCCCAAAACTCGCCCAAATCGACGCCATACCCTCGTTTATCGGGCTTCGGATGAAGGCGAATTGGACTGGCGCCCCAACATCCACATGCCGCGTTGGGCCTGCCGGCTGGTGTTGTCCATCGTTTTGAGTCGACCGGAATGCCTCCTGGATGTCACCAATGAAGAAGCCCTCCTGGAAGGCGCACGTTGGATGGACTTTGGCGGGGACAATTTCGGCCAGCAGCGTCCCGGCTGGTCCATGTGCGATCCGTTTCCGACCTCGTGGGAAGACTGCCTGCCCTCGGCGCGAGCTGCTTTCGGCAACTACGTCAACGAATGCTATGCCGGCCCGCGCTGGGACTTGAAGCCTGACGGCGACCTCATGGCCGCAAACCCCTGGGTCTGGCGCATCGAATTCGATCCCAAAAGGATGAGACGATATGAACGCTGAAGACGCCTGGAAGGAACTGACGGAGAAGTTCGGTTGGTTGGAACGTGACGGTGAAAAGCTCCTCTATTTTTGGGAGCCGGAGGACAACGTGCCCGTCGATGCACGTTTTGTCGATGATGCGGATCGTGATCGAGTCCGATCCCTCGAAGACATCCCCCTTGCCTATGCCGTCACCACCATGGCCAACGCGACCGGGCAGACGGTCATCTACGCCAAATGGGAGCGCCATGGCTGGGAACCGAACCCCTGGAACAAGCGCCACCTCATCCGGCATCTGGTGGATAGGCTCAACAATGCGCCCTCGGTCGGGCTGACGTGGGTGGCGGAATGACCAGCCGTTCCGATTTCCTCCCCGACCAGCAGCCGAAAATGGCCACCATCTTTTCCGGTGGCGGCTTGGCCGAAAAGGGTTTCGAGGCGGCCGGCTTCGAGGTCGTCACGGCCGAACAGCGGGCGCTCGGCTGGTCCGACGCCGAGCGGCTCAACCTGATGCAGTGGTTTTACCAACACCGTGACCGCACAAAGCGAGTGAGGAAAGCCGCATGACCCGCCCGCGCAAATCCCTTCCTGGCCGGTTGTCGCTGCTCGACTTGTTGCCGTCACCGGCAACCGTCCCGCCCGAGCCGGCCCCGCAGCCGGTCGTCATAGCCCCGGAATTCATCCGTGACGACGCGCTCATCATTCCGCCGTGCGATGTGGAGACCTCGAACAAGTGCTGGTACTGCGTCTGCGACCCCTCCGGAGCCTCCCGTGACGCCGTGGCCATTCTCTACGGTGTCGAATACCGCAAGGGCCATCCGTTCGCGATCATCTGCCCGTTGCTCAAGCAGCGCTGGGATACGGTCCTTCACTACTGCGATGACTGCCTGTTTTCTTTCCATCGGGCGGCCCGGGCCTATGCCGCCGATCTGCTCGGCCTGGCCCCGGAAAACCTGGACGGACTCACCTATACAACCATCGCCTGGCGCAATGAGGAACGCCCGATCCTGCGCGACATGCCTCACCGCGGCAATGTGCGGCCGCGCGTGGCGGTCGAACCGGCCCAGGCAGTCCCGGAACCGGAGGCCCCAGCCGTCCCGGAACCGGAGGTCCCGGCCGAGATCGAACCGCCATACCTGGAGCATGGCGTGCTACGCCTGCCGCGCCGGCCGGACGGCGCGACCCAAGCCAATTGGCGTTGCTACATCCACCCGGACGGCAGTTACCGTGACGCGGTGGTGATCCTCTACCGCATCGGTTACGCGGCCAACGTCCCGACATCGATCCAATGCCCGGCCCTGGATTGCCGCTGGGACGCGTCCAGGGATTTCGTGCGTGACTGCGCTGTACCGTTCTATGCGGCGGCGGATGCCCACGCGGCCGGGCTCCTGGGCATGTCCGCCTCGGAGGCCGGCGCCCTGGCGTACCTGACCATGGCCTACTCGCAAGAGACGCGCCCGATCCTGCGCAACGTCGGGCATCTCGACGACACGCGCCCCACATTGCCGGCAAGGGAGGCGGCCTAGATGGAAGCGGATAAACCCATCAAAGCCGGAACGGCGGCCCATGCCTTTCTGGTGGCCCAGGGGTTTAAGATATCCCGGGCCAAGGTCTACAAGGACATTGAGGACGGCCGGCTCGGCCGGCAAAAGGATGGGACCTTTTTGCCGGAAGTCCTGGTCGCCTATGGCCGGGCATTCCTTGACCCTGTCGCCGGCCATGGCGTGGATGAGGAGGGGAGCGGCGCTGCCACAAAACGCTTGCTGGCCGATGCGGATCTTCGGTCGGTCATGGCCGAGCGGGCCCGGCTGAAATTGGAGGCGGACCAGGGGCGCTTGATGCCCCGCATGGACCACGAGCTGGAACTAGCCGCGCGGGCCCAGTTTTTTCGCCGGCAGGTGGAAGTCTTCTGCAACCTGGCCGCCCCGCGCATTTTGGCCTGTGTCTGTGGTGATGACGACAAGTTGCCGGATCTTGTCCAGCTCCTGATGGAAGAAACATCCGTTTGGCTGGACGCCTATGCGGCGGAAAAGCCTTTCGTTGTCGAAGGGATGGGAAATGGCTGAACCGGCGGTGGCGTTGGAGTCCGACGACGGCCGTAATTTTGCGGGCGTTACCTTTGAATTCACGGCCGGCGAACGCGACGTGTTCCGCCGGCGGCCGTTCGTTCTGCCCTCCGTCTGGTCCGAAGAAAACGTCGTCGTCAAGGACGGTCCGTATTCCGGATCGCGGTGGCGCAATGCCACTGCGCCCTATCTCGTCGAGATCATGGATACCTGGGCTGACCCGTATACCGAGGAAGTGGACACTTGCGGGTCGCCCCAGTCCGGAAAAACATCGGCCATGTACCGGTGCATCGAATACTCCATCGACAGAAGGCCGGGGAACCGCATGTTGGCCATGCCCGATGACCTGACCTTGTCGCGCGTCTCGCAATATAAGCTGCTGCCTTCCATCAAGGCGTGCCGCCCGGCCCGGGATAAGCTGGTCAAGGCCACTCTGGACACGTTCACCTTTGCCGATGGATCGGTCATGTTTTTGTCGTCGGCGCAATCGCCATCGCAGCGGGCCTCTGTCTCCATCCGGGACCTCTTCCTGGATGAGGAGACCCTTTACAAGGTGATTGCCGGCCAGGGCGACCCGGTAACGGATTTTCTGGAACGGACCACAAGCTACCAGGGCATGCGCAAGATCATGCGCGTGGCCAAGCCGGTTGGCGGTGACGAATCCAGCATCTGGCAGGCCATGCTCGCCTGTACCGAGATACGGGCCTATGCCGTGGTCTGCCCGGCCTGCGGCACCGAGCAGTTCATGCGTTTTTCGCAAATCAAGTTTCTGGGCTGCAAGGACCCCATGACCATGCGCCAGGAGCGCCCGGCCCGTTACGAATGTGAGTATTGCCGCTACCATTGGACGGATTTTGCCCGCAATGAGGCCGTCCGTCGGGGGAGTTGGCGTCCCGTGCGCTGGGACTCCGAAACCCGTCGTTTCCTGCCAACCTCCGCCGTCTGGAGACCCCGTTCCGTCGGTTTCCATCTCCCGTCGTTCATTTCACCCTTCGTGTCCCTATCCGAAATCGCGGCCGATTTTTTGGAGGCCAAGGGGAACCCGAAAAAGTGGCAGGGGTTTTTCAATGGACGGTTGGCCGAGCCGCATCTACGGGCTTCCATCAAGACGAGCTGGGAACGAGTATTGGAGGCCAAGATCAATCTGCCGCCGCGCACGGTTCCGGCGGCGGCCGTGGCCCTGACCGCCGGTTTCGACGTGCAAAAGCGCGGCATCTGGTTCGTGGTCCGGGCCTGGGCCGATACTCTGGAAAGCTGGCTGATCGATTACGGCTTCCTGGCCGATTTCGACCAGGCACGCCAGATGCTGTTCGAGGCGACGTATCCGGTGGAGGGCGGCGGCGAAAAGGGGATCTGGCGTGCCGGCATGGACTCGGGCGGCGGCGAGACCGATGACCAGGTCTGGACCAGGACCGAAGAGATTTATCAGTGGGTGCGGGCCAACAGCCTGGGCAAGGTCTTTGCCTGCAAAGGCGCCTCCCACCCCCAGCTCCAGCCCGTGAAGCGCACTCCCATCGACCGGTTGCCCAAGTCTGGAAAGGAGATACCGGGCGGTCTGGTTCTCCACATCATCGATACCGACTATTTCAAGCGTCTCTTCCACGGTCGGCTGGAGCCGGACGCCAGCCAGCCTTTGCACCTGCATGATGGTACGGCCGAGGATTACGCCAAGCAGGTGTCGGCCGAGGAGCTGGTGACCGTAAAAGGCAAGTCTGTTTGGCGGCAGATTCGGCCAGCCAACCACCTGCTGGACTGCGAGGTGCTGGCCTCCGCCTGCGCCGCGCCGGAATGGACCCCGGGATTGCAACTCCTGGCCCGGGCGGCCCGGGTCGAAACGACGCGGCCGGAGCCGACGAAACATCTACAACCGCAACCCCAACGACGGAGATGGTAATGGAAGACAATAGGTTGTCTGGCATGGATGCTATTTGCGCTTATTTCGGGCGCAGCGCGCCAACTATCTTGAAGCTCGTGCGCGAAGAACAATTTCCAGCTGAGAAGATCATGGGTGTCTGGGAATCAGAAAAATCCCTTATTGAAATATGGCGTCTTCGCAAAATTGAAGGGCGGAAGGAGAAGGCTGCGTAACGCGTTCCTCCTGTCCGAGAATATTTCCCAAAAATCTCGTCAAGCAAAAAAAACAAAATCTATGAAAATCTAAGCTACGTTTTCCGAAATCTATGCAAATCCACCAAAATCTACCGAAAGTAGGGGAAAACCGGGGTTACGGTTCCGTGAAACATCGGAGGAGCCGTGGCCTTTACCACCTGGACCGCCCTGCGCGACAGCATGCGCGCCGACTTTGCCTCGGGGAAATGGAGGACGAAAGTCTACGAGACGGGTGATACCCGGATCGAATACCAGACGCCCCAGGATTTTCTGGTCGCCCTTGATTACGTCGAAAGCCGGGCCGCCGCCGAATCGCAAAGCTATCATCGCCGCACCTACGCCAGGAACGGGGGGCGCGGCTGATGTTCGGCGCTCTGTCCGACTGGCTCATCCGCCGCCGCTTGCGCAGCCTCGCCCTGAAGCGGAGGCAATACGCCGCGGCCCAGGTGAACCGCCTGACAGGGGACTGGCTGCCGCCGAATCTCCGCGTCAACGATGTGATCCGCTCGTCGGCACCGGTCATCCGTGGTCGCGTCCGCCAGATGGTGCGCGACTTCCCGCCGTTCTACCGGGCCGTCAACAACATGGTCACCTTTCTCGTCGGCGAGGGTATCCGTTTCCAGTCCCGGGCTACCACGCCGGACGGCACCCCGGCCAAGGGCATCCGCCAGCAGATCGAGAACCGTTTCCTTTCCTGGATGGACCAGGCCGATGTGGCCGGACAGCTCCATTTTCATGAATTACAGCAACTTTCCGTGCGTCAGGATGGGGAATCCGGCGAATATATCGCCCTGATCCGCCCACCAAAGCGCCCGGGTCGCCATCCTTTCGCGCTCCAGTTCCTGGAATCCGAACGTCTGGGCGACTGGGGGGCGCGGACCGCTCCGGGGAATTTGCTTGCCCAGGGTATCGAATATGACCCGGATACCGGCGAGCGCGTGGCCTACCATTTTTGCGACGAGGGCTATGGATCGCCGACGCGCGTGGATGCCGCCTTGGTGCTCCATGACTTTCGGGCGTTGCGTCCTGGTCAGCTTCGCGGCGTGTCGCCGTTTGCCGCCGCACTTCTCATCGCCCGCGACCTCGACGATTACGTCAATGCCGAGGTGGACGCGGCCAAGCTGGCCAGCAAATGGCTGGCCTTGGTTAAGACACCGGACCCGGCCAGTATGCAAGCTGTCGGGCTGGATGGCTTAGGGGCCGGTGCTTCTGCCGGACCGCCCATCGAAAACCTGGAAAATGCCATTATCGAATACCTCCGCCCGGGGGAGGATATCGAATTCAAGGCCAACAATCGTCCGGGGGACGCCTTTTATCCGTTCAGCCGATTCGTGCTGCGCATGATCGGCATCACGGTGGACATGCCTTACGAGCTGTTGTCCGGGGATTATTCCGGCCTCAATTATACGACCCTGCGCGGCATCCGAAACGACTTCCGCAAAATGCTCGGCCCTCAGCAGTCCCGCTACGTGCTGCATCTCTGCCGCCCTGTGCTGCGGCATTGGATGGAGATGGAAGCCCTCATCGATCCGGGGTTCCTGCCCGGCTATTTTTCCGACCCGTCGCGCTTCCTGCGCGGGGTCTGGATTCCGGCCGGCCTGCCCGAAACCGATCCGCAACGCGAGATCAAGGCCAATATCGACGCCATCAAGGCCGGTCTCAAAAGTCCCCAGCAAGTCATCCTGGAACGCGGCGACGATCCCGAAACCGTGCTCGACGAATTGGCGGACTGGAAATCCATGTGCGCGGACCGGGACCTGGATTTTTCCGAAGCGGTCCAGAATGCGTCCACGGCCCTGGCCAACAACCCGGCCGCGCTGGATCAGGAACCCGGCAGCGACGGCGACCGCCGGTTGAGGAGCATCAAATGACCTACCGTACACGAAGCGACGCCGGCGGGATGCACTCCCGGTCCCTGTCCGTCCGGTTCGATGCCGGCGGAAAGCCGGCCACCATCAACGAGGCGGACCGGTCCGTGGATGTCGTGGGCGCCACCGAAACGCCGGTCGCCACCTACGACTGGGACCTGGGCCAGATGGTCGACGAGATCCTGCTGATGTCCGGCTGCCGCATGCCGGCGACGGGCCAGCTCGTGATGCTCGACACACATTCCCGCTACGACACGGCCAGCGTCATCGGCAGCTATCGGGGCCTGCGCATTGAAGGCGGCCAGCTTCTGGGGCGGGCCGTGTTCACCAGCCAGCCCGAGGGTGAAGGGCCGTTCGTCAAGCTCCGCGAGGGGCATCTGACCGATTTTTCCATCGGCTACCGGGTCAATGCCTACGCCCGGGTCGAAGCCGGCAAGACCGCCGTGGTCGAGGGGCGCACCATTACCGGTCCGGCCCTGGTGGCCACGGACTGGGAACCCCGTGAACTTTCGATCTGCCCCATCGGGGCCGATCCCAACGCCAAGGCCCGTGGGGCCGGGAGGGAACAAGGAATGGACAAGCGGTTGCGTGAATTCCTGGAGGCTCGCGGCCTCCCGAAAGACGCCACCGAGGACCAGGCCTGGGCGTTCATGCAAACGCTTGAGACCAGGTCCGAGGGGCAGGACAGCCAGCAGCGGCAGGGTGCGCCCGAGCCGCCCAACCCTGGGCAATCCCAGGCTGGACAGCAGCAGGCCAACAATGACGGCGAGCGCGCCGCGGCCACGCGTGCCGAGCGCGAACGTATTCAGGAGATCCTCGGCATGGGCCGGCGGTTCGACTGCGCCGAACTGGCTGAACGGCTCATCAACGAAAATGCCGGCGTGGACCAGGCCCGCGCGGCGGTGTTGCAGCATCTGTCCGGGAGACAGGTTGCCGCCCCGGGCTTTCAAACCACGGATGTGACGGCCGATGAGCGGGATAAGTTCCGTGCCGCCATGGGGGACGGCCTGCGCCTGCGGGCCGGGCTCCGGGTGGAAAATCCGGCGCCCGGGGCTACCGAACTGCGCGGCCTGACCCTGCGCGAAATGTCCCGGGAATGTCTGGTCCGGGCCGGGCAACGGGTTCCGGGCAATCCCATGGAAATGATCGGCCGGGCCCTGACCACCTCCGATCTGCCCGTGTTGCTCGGTAACGTGGCCAATCTGTCCCTGATGGAAGGCTATGCCGCCCAGGCCGAAACCTATGGCGTCTGGGTGGACGACACCGGCCAGGTCTCGGATTTCAAGATTCACACCATGGCCCGGGCCGGCGAGGCCGACGACCTGGAGGAAATCCCCGAGTCCGGCGAATACACCTATGGCTCCCAGGACGAGACCAAGGAAACCTACCAGATTGCCACCTACGGCAAGATGTTCTCCATCTCGCGCCAGGCCATCATCAACGACAACCTGGGCGTGCTGACCGACATTCCGCGCCAGCATGGCGAGGCCGCCGCGCGCAAGATCGGCGACATCGCCTATGCCGTGCTCATTGCCAACGGCGCCATGGGCGACGGTGTCGCCCTTTTCCATTCCGGCCATGACAACCTGATGGGTGCATCGGCCCTGTCCGTGACATCTTTGGGCGCGGCCGAGACGGCCATGCAGTCCCAGAAGGATATCCGCGGCCTGCGTCGACTCAACATCCAGCCCCAGTTCGTGATCGCCCCGGTCGCGAAGAAAACCTTCTTCGAACAGTTCTTCTTCACCCAGCTCATTGGTGGCGTCACGAATCAACCCAATCTGACCAACCCCTATTACGGCGCCAAGTTCACGAGGGTCTACGAGCCGCGCCTGGACGACGATTCTCTGACCGCCTGGTACGTGGCCGGCCCCAAGGGCAAGACCGTGAAGCTGTTCTTCCTCAACGGCGTCCGGGACCCCTATCTGGAAACCCGGCAGGGCTGGAACGTGGACGGCGTCGAATACAAGGTGCGCCTCGATTGCGGCGCCAAGGCCCAGGACTGGCGCGGCCTGGTCAAAAACCCCGGCGCGTAAGGCCGGACGCGAGGGAATGAAGCCATGAAGAACCATATCGAAAAAGGCGAGCGGCTGCTGCACACCGCCTTGTCCGACATCGCCTCGGGTGATCCGGTGGTGGTCGGGGCGCGTCTGGGCGTGGCCTGCGGCGACATCGTCACCGGCGAGACGGGCGCGCTGGCCATGGAAGGTGTGTTTTCCTTGCCCAAGGCCACGGGCGCTATCAGCCAGGGCGCGGATTGCTATTTCGACGCCGACGGCACCCCGGTCGGGGGGGCGTCCAACGCCGGCGCCATCACCACCACGTCCACGGACAACACTGCTGCCGGGTACGCCTTCGAGGCCGCCGGCAGCACGGACACCCACGTCAGGCTGAAGTTGCGCGGTTAACGCCTTACGTCCCGGGCCGGCAGCCTCCCCGGACCGGGATTAAAAGTGAGGATCGTATGGGATTCGAGCAAGCGGATAAGTTCCGGGCAAAGTGGGAAGGTGGCCTTACTGACAATTCGTCAGATCCGGGCGGCATCACCAAATATGGCGTCTCTTTGCGGTGGCTCAAGAGTGTTGGGCACGATGTGGATAACGATGGCGACGTCGATGCCGATGACATCCGCGCCCTAACCCCCGATCAGGCGGGCGAATTGTTCAAGGATCGTTTTTGGGACGCCTACAAACTCGACGATTTTCCAGATGCTACCGGCATGGCGCTGTACGATGCCATGGTCAACACCGGTCCGGTACAGGCTGTCAAGTTTCTGCAACGGGCGGGCAATTTTTATCCCGGCATCGTCCTGCGCGACGACGGAGTCGTCGGGCAGAAAACCCGAGATGCCGTAGCCTCAATCGCCACTGATCTGGCTTCCGATGTCGCGCTGGCCATGCGTTGCATCAAGGAGCGCAAGGCCTTTTACGTGCGGCTTTCCCAGCAAAAACCGTCTCTCTCGGTCTTCCTAAAGGGTTGGCTGAATCGGTCGGCGGCTCTGGAAAGCAGTATTCAGGCTGGGGGGGCGTGATGTTCGGTATCGACGACGCCATTGGTGCCGGTATCGGTGTGCTGGGGAAGGTCATCGACCGCGTCCTGCCCGACAAGGATGCTCAGGATAAGGCCAAACTTGCTTTGCTCGAAATGCAGCAGAAGGGCGAGCTGGCTCAGCTCGACGCGGCGCTGAAGTCGGATATAGCCCAGCTTGAGGTCAACAAGTCTGAAGCCGCGTCGTCATCTGTCTTCGTGTCCGGCTGGCGTCCTTTTGTAGGCTGGGTGTGTGCGTCGGCGCTCGCCTATTCGTTCGTGATCTATCCGATCCTCAAATCGATCCTTGCTGTCGTGAAGCCCGGCTTCACGCTTCCATTGTTGGCGCTGGATGATCTTTGGCCGCTGATGTTCGGCATGCTCGGCCTGGGCGGCATGCGCTCCTGGGAGAAAACCAAGGGAGTGGCGAAGTGACCGACGACGAAGTCAAGGCCGTCGCCAAGGCGGTGAGTAAGGAGATGAAGGGCGTCGCAGGGGGCTGCAATGAGTGCTGCCGCACTTGCGAGCTTGACCCAAACATGCACCGCGACGACCACAAATTCATCTATGAGCTGCGCCAGACCTTGGCGGATAGCCGGAAAACCTTCGTCGTAACATTTTGCAAGATCCTGGCAACGGCCGTTGTGATGGGCCTGGTCGCGCTCCTCGTCATCAAGGTTGGTTCGAAATGAGCGCCATCGAAGACCAAATGAAACGAGTCAACCGGCTCATTCGTATCCTGGCCTGGATCGTTGCCGTGGGCGCGCTGTTCGATCTTTGGGAGTTCTATCGTCTGTTCGAGCTGCTCCGTTCCTGGGGGCGCGTATGACCCTGCGTGACGACTTTGCCGCCGACATCCTGGATGGGTTCGAGGACCTGGCCCAGACCTGCATCTACCAGCCGGCCGACGGCCCGGCGGTGTCCACCCTCGCCCTGATCGAGGACCGGCGGCTGGCCACCGGCTCCCGGGCCCGGGGCGAATACGTCACCGTGCGCGTGCCCATGCGCGATGTGGAGACGCCGCAAATCGACGACACGTTCCTGATCGCGGGCGAGACCTGGCAGTATCGTCAAAACCAGGACAGCAATGAGGAAAGAAAGGACGCTTGGCCGTTTTGGTTGCTGTATTGCCGCAAGGTCGGTTCCGTGTCCTTGACCGGAGGGCATTCGTGAGCGCCGCCCCAGCCGTTTCCGCCTCCGGAACTTCTTCTTTCGGTTTTGCGATGTCCTTGGATGAATCTCCTGATTTGCGTTCCTTGTTGTCCTCATCCGATCCCGTCGTGCGCCGCGCGGTCCTGCGTGCCCTTAAGTCCACCGGCTGGATGGTACAACAGAACTGGCGGCAATATTTCCGCAACCCACCCTGGCCGGAGGTCAATAAGCTCACCAAGATGCTCGATACCCGCGCCGGGCTCAAATTTTTGCGCCAGTTCGTGCGTTATAAGGCTCTTTCCGATCAGATGGCCGTAGCCATTGGGTTCGGCAAGGGCAGAAGCGTCAAAAAGAAAGGGGGATCTTATACTGGTTTGGGAAGCTATGGCCTGTCCTCGGTCGGTATGCTTGATGCCGACCCCTACATTATGAAGATCGCCGAGAAGGCTGAATCTGGTTGGTCCGGCAGGGTCACGGATCGGATGCGTGGATTTGTGGCCGCCTCGACCAAGGCCAAATCAAAGGCCAAAAAACCGAAAGTCGGCCGCAATTATGTAGCTTTACGGCGTGACAAGTCTTCCATTACCGTGCCGCGCCGTTCCGTGTCCGGAGATTACTTTTCTCGTATTATGCCCAAGATCCCGGCCTATTTCGCCGTAAAATTATACTCCAACTTGTCAAAACTCATGAACATGGCGGAAGCCGCATGAATCAAAGCGAGACTACTGCTGAGCTGTTTCGGCGTTTGGAAACGGACGAAGCGATCAAGACCTTCTGCTTGCGGGAATTCGGCCGCCGGCTTTCGGTGCTGCGGCGTTTCGACAACCATAAGCCGCCTGGAGAGACGGACTGCCCCTGGGCGCATCTGGAACACCTCTTCCGCTCGCGTTCCAATGTCCGCCGCATTGTGACCAGGACCTATCTTTTGTCCTGCGGCGTCCATTCCGAGGATGTCTGTGCCGGCGAGAGTTTGGCCGCCGATCTGCGTGAGTTGATCGAGACGGCTATCCAGCAGCCTGGACTTGGTAAGGTGGTTTGGGCTGAGGAAGTCTTAGCCTCAAGCGAGGAAGCAATGTTTGATAACATCTGTTCTTTCACTATTGAAAACTAGGAGTCCGCCATGGCCGACAATGCGATGTATTTTTCTGGTGATCTGTACCTGAACAGAAAGAATAGCGCCGGAGTAAGCGAAGGCCTCCGCAAGCTTGGAAACGCCAGCCAGTTCCAGGTCACGGTCACGTCTACGACCAAGGAATTGAAGTCGAAAATGCGTGCAACATACAACCAGAACTTGGCCGTTGTGACCACCATCGACGCGTGCAAAGTGGCAATGACGCTTAACCAGTCAAACGAAGACAACAGCGCCTTGGCCAACATGGGCGATAAATCCGCAGTAACCCAAAGCGCTGCATCGAGTAAAACGAAGGATTTCGACTTGTCCGCAGTCGATTCCGGTATCTACTATGAGCTTGGGGACCGGATCGTTTCGGTCTCCGGTGTGGCTATCAGCGGAACGCCCATGGAAGAGGGGACGTATGAACTGGATGAAGACGGTGGCTTGATCGCCTTCACCGATACGGCCCCTTCGTCCGGCACGGCCACGGTTTCCTATTCCGTGAATGCTGCAGCCGGCCACAAGATCACCGGCGCCACCAACCCGTCGATTTCCGGCCAGTTGCTGTTCCTGGGAATCAACTTGGTGACACGGGAAAAGGTGCGCATCGAAATCTATGATGCGGCGTTCACGGTCAAGTCCTCCCAGGATTATTTGAGCGAGAACTACAACGAGGTCCAATATGAGGGGTCGCTCAACACCCCGAGCGGTCAGAATTCCCCGTTTGAAATCATTACCCTTAAGCAGGCGGCCTAACCCATGCGCAAGACCAAAGTAATCCGCATTGGTGGCGAGGGCCCGGAAGGGCAGGACGTGACCGTCCTCGAAATCCAGGTTCGGGGCTGGAAGTCCTGCCGAGACCTGATCGCCATGGCCGGCTCCGACGCGTCCGACGCACTGCTGCTGGCCATCGTCCTGGACCAGGAAAACGAGCAAGTCCAAAAGCTCCTGCCGCTCATGACCGACCTCGGGGACAAGATTCTGGACCTCGGTTCTGACGATTTCCTCGACGTGGCCGAAGCCTGGATCGAGGTCAACCAGGGTTTTTTCGACCGGCTGAAGGCCGTGACGCGGAAAGCGGCCAAGGAGCGCAGCGAAAAGCCCGAACCCAAACCCGAGGCCAAGCCGGAGACCCAGGCGGCCTGACGGACGGCTTCACCCGGGCCGTGGATCGCTTGATCGCGCGCGGCCATGGCCCGGGTGTCTATGATTACGGGTTGAGCTGGTTTTTCGAATGCCTGCGGGCCGCAAACGAAGCGGACGCGACCCAGGCCAAGGCGGAACGGATTCGCCGGGCCGTGCGCATGGTGGACATGCGTCTGGCCGTAAACGGCACCCAGGAAGCCTTCCGCGACCGGATAGATGATTTGCTCAGGGAGAGTTTATGAACGCCCTCGACATCCTCATTTCCGCCAAGGACAACGCCAGCCAGGTCCTGGATTCGATCCGGTCCAAGGTTGATTCCCTTGGCGAACAGGGCTCGAAGGCGTTTACTTCCATCGATTCCGCCGCAGCGGCTGTTCGTTCTCGCATCGCCAGTCTTTATACCGCCGTCGGTGCGTTGGTGGCGGCCTTTGCGACGTCCATGCTCGTCAAGGTCCCGGCCCTGTTCGAATCCATCACGGCCCAGCTCAAAACGCTCACGCGATCCAGCAGCGGCGCCCAGGATGCTATGAACTGGGTCACGGACTTTGCCAAAAACACACCGTATGAGTTGGACAAGGTCTCCCAGGCCTATTCCAAGCTCGCATCCTATGGGTTCGATCCGAAGACGATCCTGGAGCCCATTGGCAATGCCGCCTCGGGCATGCAAAAAGAGTTGGACCAGGCCGTGGAAGCCTACGCCGATGCCACGCGCGGCGAATTCGAGCGGCTCAAGGAATTCGGCGTCAACGCGGCAACCGTTGGCAATCAGGTGACGTTTACCTGGATGCAAAACGGCCAGCAAATGGAAAAGACGGTCACCAAGAACGCCGACAGCATCAGCAAGGCCCTGACAGGCATCTGGAACGACATGTTCAAGGGTGCCATGGGCGAGCAGATGAGCACGTTCACCGGCCGCGTCTCCAACATGTTCGACGCCCTGACCCGGGGCATCCAGAAATTCATGGGTGCCGGCCTGTTCGAGAGCATCAAACAAAAGATTTCCGAGGTCACGGACGCCGTCGAACAGGTCAGCAAATCCGGCCAGCTCGAAGAATGGGGCAAGAAAGCCGCTGCCGGTCTCGATTATATCTGGGGAGCCGCCAAACGTCTGGTCGAGATGGTGACGCAGTTCGTCACGGATTACGGCGGCCTCATCAAGATCGTGGCCACCGTGGCCGCGTTCAACCTGGCCGTAGGCGCGTTCGGTTCGCTGCTCAGTGCTGTCACCAAGGTATCCCAGGTTCTCAATATTTTCAAAACGGCGAGTGCGGCGGCCCAAGTCGGTACGATTGCTGTCACGAAAGCCATCCTGGCGGGCGCGGCCGGCTGGGTTGGTCTGGCCCTGGCCATTCCGGACGCGGTCGAGGGCTACAAGAATGCGGCCCTGGCCCTCAACGAGTGGTTGAATCCGCTGTCCAAGACCAACCAGGCCAACAAGATGGCCGCCCAGCTCCAGACTCAGGCCAACGAGACCAACCAGAAAGCCGTGACGATCCTTAATCAGGTGGCCAAGCAATACGGTCTGTCCGTGGCCAGTATGGAGGATTGGAAGGCCGTCCTGCCGGAGATCACGCGGCAGATGCGGGAAAACGGCCAAGTCGTCGGTCTGACCGCCGAGGAATACAAGGCGCTCCAGGAGACCTTGAAAAAGGCCCAGACCGCCGGCACCGCCTATCTCAGCCAGGTTTCGGACCGCTACGATTACGAAATCAAGGCGGCCGAAAAACTGGCGGAGACCGAAGGTGCGGCCGCTGCCAACGGGCTGGCCGCCCAACGTGACAAGTACAAGGGTGTGTTGCAGGTGGCCCAGTCCGTCGCCGCCACCCTCAACGACCTTATCGACAAGTCGGCCGCCAATGAAAGCCAGAAGGCCAATTTGCGCAAGCAGGTGGAAAAGGACCTGCAAGCCGCCAAGAAACAGGCCCTGGAAGACTGGTTGTCCGCGCTCAAGTCCGGCCTGGACCAGGCCTTGGAGCAGGAAAAACGCTACGCCCAGGAAGTGCGTGACGCCAAGGAAACCACCTCCAAAACGATCCGCGAGATCAACCGGCAGGGCATGGATTCGGCCGCGTCCTATGGCGACATCCTGGCCGAGGCGCGGGAAAAGCTGGCCAAGGCCAAGGCGGAAGAGGCCAAGGGCACGGCCGAGGGCTATGACAATGCGGTCAAGCTGGCCAAGGAAGTCGAGTCCATGGCCTCTTCGTCGGTCAGCGCCGGCAAGGAAGTGGTCGGTATCGGCGAGGCGGTGAAAAACGCCCGTGATCTGGCCAGCGAGGCCGGCGACATTTGGAAATCGGCCGCCGAGAACGGCAAGCAGGCCTGGGCCGATTCGGCCGCCGCGTTTTTGCAGCAGATTAAGGAAGCAAAGGTCGAGCTAGAAGACCTCAAGAATAACCCGATCACGGCCAAGCTCGATGTCGACACCAGCAAGGTGGACACGGCCCTAGATAGGTTGGCCTCCACCGTAACGACATCCGAGCACACGGTCTCTCCCGAGACAACCATTGTCGACGCCAAGATCACCGAGCTGAAAAAGGACACGCATTCGACCCACACGATTTATGTTCAGGAGGTCCAGCAAAAGGCCTTTGGCGGCCCGGTGCGTAATGTCCCGGCCATGGTCATGCCGGGCGAGGTGGTCATCCCGCCCGAATATGCGTCCCGGATGCCCGGGCTGCTCCATGCCGTCAACACCATGCGCCTGCCCGTCCCCAAGCTGGCCGATGGTGGCGTGTTCCGGCCGTTCCGTTCCGGCCTTGTGCCCGGGGTCGGGGACGAGGACAGCGAGCCGGTCCTGTTGCCCGAGGGCGCGTTCGTGGTCCGCAAGGCAGCCGTCAACCTGTACGGCGCGGACTGGTTGCAGTCCCTGGCTGCTGACGGATCGGTGCCGCATTTCGCAGCCGGCGGCCGGGTCTCGCTGGGCAATCTGGCCGCGCTCCAGGGCGGCATCCGGCTCCCGGATTGGTTGGAGCAACTGCGCCTGGCCCGGCCGGCTGCGCCGGCTGCGGCCGAGGCGACGGCCCCGGAAGCGCCGGTCGCGCCGGCCTCTCCCGCGCCCCTGGCCATTGCCGTGGCCCGGCCGGATGCGTTTCGGGCCATGACCACGCCGCTTGCCGGCAAGCGTGACATGACCGCGCGCGGCACATCCGCCCTGGGCCGCCTCAACGGCTTGCGCCATGCCGCCAGCCTCAAATTCGCCACGGGCGGCAGTCTCGACGAGACCCTGGCCGACATCGCCCTGGAGCGGCAGCGCACCCAGGAGGACTACGACGAGGCCGTGGCCGAAGCCCAGACCAATCACGACGACGATCTGGCCGATCTGCTCAAGCAAGAGCAAGAGGACCTGGACAGCATCGCCGAGGAGTTGGCGAGTACGCTCAAGGAATTGCAAGAGACCTTGCAGGATGCGCAAAAGCAGTATCAGGAAGATTTGGCGGACGCGCAAGATCAATATAATGATGCGGCTGCTGCCTATAAAGAATTCTTATATAACCCGACTATTACATATTCATCAAAAAACAATGTTGGCAATAGTGTTTTGATGAGTACAGAGGATGTTGATAAAGACAATGGAACTTACTATTCCCCTGCAACATATTCGCAGTATGCTTCCGGTGGTTTTGTAACGCGATACAAAAAGCAATATCTTAGTTCTTTTTCCTACGGTATTCCAACACGATGGAAATGGGCGCCCTATAAAGACTATTCGTCATCTTCCATCTCTGAAGATCGATCCTTGCGTGCAGCCATAGAAGACGCCAAGGCACAAATCGCAGAAGTCAAGGCGACCTGGGCCACGGCGCAATCCGACTACAGCACAGGCGTCACCGACGCCAAACAGACGGCGGTCGAGGATACCGCCAGCACCAAGACCCAGGCGACCGAGGACACCGACGACCTCAACACGGACCTCGAAAAGACCCTGGCCGATCTGCAAAAGGACTTCGACCGGTCCATGGAAGACCTGGACATCCAGGAAGCTCGGGCCCGGGCCAATGCCGAGGACGAAGGCACGTACTCCATTTCCGGTTTCACGAGCTGGCTGCGCGACGGCGGCCCGGTCAAGGCGTTGCTCAAGCATTTCGCCCTGGGCGGCCCGGTCAAAGCCGGTTTGGCGCGACTATTCCCGGGCCTGCCCCGGTTCGAGGACGGCGGCGTGGCACCCATGCTGCCCGGCGCGGTGCCGGGCCAGGACTCGATTCTGGCCGCGCTCACCCCGGGGGAGGGCATCATCAATCTGCCGGCCATGCGCCGGCTCATTTCCGAACGCGCCTTGCAGGCCCTCAACGCCATGGACCTGCCCGGATTCCTGGACGCATTGCCGCACTACGCCGACGGCGGCATTGCCGGCCTCACCGAGTCGGCCAGGACCGCCGCCGCCATGGGCCCGTCCTCGGCGTCCTCCGGCGAGTCCTATTCCGCGACCCTCAATCTCCAAATCGGCGGCAAATCCTACGAAACCCGCGCTGCCCGCTCCACGGCTCGCGAGCTGGCCAAGGAACTGCGGCGCCAGGGAGTCAACGTCCGATGAGTATCACCCTGGCCGGCCTGACCTTGCCCGACGACTGCGTATGGGCCAACGAATTCGATTTCGTTCCCATCGCGGCCTCGATCGGCCGCACCGCCTCGGGGCGCCGCATGGTGCGCGAGACCGCGCTGGTCGTCGGCCGTCCCATCGATCTTGGCGGCGAATCCGCCTGGATCAGTCGGGCCGATCTGCAATCGCTCCACGCCCTGGCCGAGACGGTCGGCTGGTCCGGCACGCTCACGCTCCATGACGGCCGGGTCTTCGACGTGCGTTTCCGCACCCAGGACGAAAAGCCGGTCGAGGCGGTCCCTGTCACGGACTACGCCGACCCGGACGACGCCACCCCCTACCAGTTGACCGCCGTGCGCCTGGAGACCGTATGAGCACCACGGCCAGCCTGACCCTGTCCTGCGGCGCGGACAGCTCGTGTCCGGATACGCTTCTGGAAATCCCGGAAGCGGCCGTTGACCCGGGCGAGCGCATCATCATCCGGCTGTGGGGCCCGACCGCATCCAGCGTGCTCGGGTTCCGGCTGGTGGCCGGCACGCAAAATCTCGGCACCGGCTCGCCCAACACCTACAGCGGCCAGACCCATTGCAAGTATTTCGAGTGGGCCGGGGGCAACAAGGCCCAGCAATTCGACTGGCCCGTGACCGGCATCACGCGCATCCTGGCCTATTCGCCGCTCTACACCGTCAACGCGGCGGGCAACGTCGTGGTCCTGGCCACGGCCGGCGAGGACATCACCGAAGCCGGGCTGTTCGTCCGGCGCGGCCACGCCTGCCTCGTGCCGACCGATCCGCAGCGGCTGCTGTACGGCACCGTCCACGTCACGGCCGCCAGGGCGGCCTATTGCCGCGAATGGTCCTGGTCCGCGCCGACCGATCCGACCGGCGCGCAATGGTTCTGGCTCTACCAGGCGGGCGAGCTGTCCCACAAATTTTCCCTCACCATGAGCGAGGAGCCGGACGACGCCTCGATTGCCCTGGTCGATTTCAAGATCACGGTCATTGCCCGCCGCACAGCCGGCGCCGTGGCCAACGCGTCGGTCTATCTGGATGGCGTGCTGGTCGGCACCACCGACCCGACCTACGGCTACGTCAAGGTGTTCCGCCATCTGTCCGGCACATTCCCGATCCGGGTGGTCGCGGCCGGCTACACGCCCACGGACCAGGACGACTACAGCGACAACGACACCATCACCGTCGATCCGGACGGCTCGTCGGTCCGGGTTAAGATCGGGAGCTATACGTCATGAGCACGTCCCAGACTCTGACCCTCAACTACAGCGCGGACGGCCTGTCCAAGCTGGAGGTCCCCAAGCAGACGGTCCAGCCCGGCGAGCCCGTGCGCATCTATCTCTGGGGCCGGTCAGCCGAGGATTTGATGGGCTACAAGCTCGGCCAGGGCGCGGAGAACCTGGGGCCTGGCACGCTGCGGCAATATCCCGGCCAGACCACCGAGGCCTATTTCGACCTGACCGGCGACGGCGTGGCCCAGGATTTCGACTGGCCGGTCCTGTCCCTGGCCAGTGTGACCGCTTACGGCAACCTGTACGCCGTGGACGGCAACGACGTGTCCCTGGTCGCGCTGCCCGGCGAGGACGTGACGCGCTATTTCCGCCTGTCCGGCAATGCCCTGGTGCGCAACGTCGAGGCCGGCGCGCCGACCATCACCGGTTCGGTGCGTGCCGTGGCCAACCGCTCGCCCTGGTGCCGGGAGTGGCGGTGGACCGCGCCCGATCTGGGTATTTCGCAACGGACGCGACTGACCATCCGTAATGTCTTTTCATCCAAGGATGGTGCATTGATCCATACGATCAAACCAATAGCCAGCACAAACACCCCGGCTCACATTTTCCCTTTTGTGAACTATAGCGAACCAAATCCATGGAACTATAAATACCTTTTGTCATATGGGATAGAAAAATTAGACATTGGGTATTGCACATACGTTAATTTGAATGAACAAAGCTCGTCTGCTGGGTATGGTGCAGAGACAAGCTGTATTTTAAATCTTAATAAATTTAATGGAGTGAAAATTGATATATTATTCAAAAGCCCTTGCGGGACGCTTCCAACAGGAACAAGAGAGGAAATAGAAATTTATTTTTCCGGGAGTACGTTCATTTATTGCAGTATGTATTATACGGATTATTCCCAAGTGCCTTTTGCAATTTGGATGGCGTTTGGTTCTTATTACCTTGATGCAAGGAGCCAATGGAATAATGGGGCCATGCCAAGCTATTTAAAAGATGGTTCATGGAATACGATATCGTATGTTATAAATAAGAATAATGCATCAATATTAGTAAATGGTAATTATATAACAGGCATTGAGCATAATGGGGATTTTTTTAATTATGCAATAGACCTTGCGCAGATACGCTATCAAATAAAGAAAACAATTAGTGAAATTACTAACCCATACGAAAAATCAAAAACTCGCCTTGCCTCCATCACGGTGACTGTCTCATGACTCTCTTCATTGGATGCCCGTCCGGAGAAGCGGACGAAGACACCACGGCCGCGTACTGGTTTTTCCTCTACCGCCACGGCCTGCTGCGCAAGGAATTTGGCCTGACTCTGGACATGGACGACGGGGTCAAGCTCTCCGACGGCCTGGTGCTGCACTATGACGGCACCGTCTCCGACGGCCGGCTCATTGATGCCGTGGACGATTCCGGCGTGGCCGACCTGACCTTGACGGATGTGGAGAGCATCCAAGGCCACTTGCCCGGCACAAAGGCCCTGCACTTCAACGGCCGCACGTCCTATGCCGAGTCTCGTTACCATATCGAGGCCATCGAACTGACCACTTTTTCGCTCTCGTGCTGGTTTCGGACCGTCGGCCTCATCCCGGGGACCGATTATGGGATGGACGGGAGGCTGATCGCCTATGCTCCGAAGGATATGTCATACAGCGCAATGATTGGAGATGGTATTCGTTATGGTTGGGTGCTCGAAAACGAAATGGCCGCAGAAGAAAGCCTCCATTTCGTTCCACCCGGTCTAAATGCACCGAATAGGAACGCCTACCTTAATGGGGAGTGGCACCATGCCGTGGTGTTGTTTGGCCAGTACGATTCATACAAAATTTATGTTGACGCTGTTTTGCAAGAATACATTCAAGCCTTGGATTCGGCGTGGAACATCGATTACAGCGAATACGTCAACCACCTCTATCTTGGTTCTCTAGGATATTTTGATCCATATTGTTTTTTTTACGGCGACCTCGGCGATATCCGCATCTACAATAGACTCATCAACGAAGACGAAATCCAGGCGTTGTTCGAGACGACCTAGAAGGGGAGATGTATGATTGCCGCATCCGAAATCGTCATCCGCAAAAGCGAAAATGTCACCGAGACCTCGGCCAACGGCGGCCGCATGACCAAGACATCCGTGCTCGACAACGGCAGTCAGAACTATTTCCCATCCTGGACCGCTGCCCAAATGAGCAACGGGGGCACGCGCTACCGCAAGTTCTTCGTGCACAACACCAACGACGACCTGACACTGTCGTCGGCCGGCATCCATATGGTCTTGCCAACCCCGGCCGATGACCGGATCACACTGTTTGCCGGCACCCAGACCGATACCCAAGACGAAATTGACAACTCGACCCAGTACGGCGCCGGCACGCTCCAATCGGCGGTCTCGGCCGGAGCCACGAGTTTCGATATCGTCCTGGAGGATGCAGGGCAGACCATTTTCCGATCTGGGGACACGATTTTTCTGGCCACGGTGGCCACAACCACCGACTCGGCCGGGCATCGGCAAATTTCGCAGTCCGAATACCACGAGGACGTAACCATCTCCAAATCCGGCAGTGTCGTGACGGTCACCCTGGCCGCCGGCGACATGCTGGCCAACGCCTACGATGCCGGCAGCACGGTGGCATCGGTGTTGCCCCTGGGCGACATCGTGGCCGCCATCGGCACGGTGGCCAAGGTCACGAGCGCCGGCCTCCTCGATGCCGCTTCGATTACGGCGGACAATATCGGCAGTATCGACCAGACCGTGACCCTGACATTCACGAGCGCCACGGCTTTCGTGGCCACCTCCGACGTCCTCGGCAGCCTTGGCTCAGGCTCCATTTCCGGCACGTTCGCGCCGACCAACCCCGATTACAGTAAGCCGTACCTGACCATCCCCCCGGCGGCCT